ATACCTGTATATTCAAAAAATTTAAGATGTTTATTTGTATCTTCTCGTTTTAATTTATTTAAATTTTTAATTATTTCATCAAATTCATTATTATACCAACCAATATATAGTTTAGTCCCATCAATTTCTTCAATAAAGTTCCAAGTTTGTTCGTCTTTTACATATTTGACTACAGTTTCACTACCTTGTAGTTTAATAAATATACCAGATGTACTATTAATACCTTTATTTGATGGTGTTAGTTCAATTTCAGCCTTCTTAAAGTTTAATTTAAACTTATTTAATACATCATCGTTCAATTGCAGGTTTGCTTTTTCAAAAAAATACATAAACGTTTTCATTTTGTTTTCCTTTAGTTGTTTATTAAAGTTTTTGTTGTATTTCATATCGCTGAATATATAATAAAAAATCTAAATGATTATATTTACAGGATTTTTTTAAGTTTTCTTCTTTAGGTATTATTCTTAAATTTTCTATATTATTGCATAATTCTTTACATATATTTAGTCCAAACTTTTTATCTATATTATAGTCAATAAATGCTACTCTTGGAAATATATGGTCTATATTAAAATTTTCTGGATTTTTTAAATATTCTGTGTAGTTTGGATCATCTTTTAAAATATTTATATTAGATAAACAAAATGATAAAATTTTTGTTCTTCTATTACGTGTTCTATCTGATTTCCATCTTTTATTACCATCAGCTTTATTTTTTTTAAAAAAACAATCTCTACAACGTCTACCAATATTAAATTGTGCAAAGGTTTGTTTATATTCGTGTCCATTATTACAAATTAAATTTAATGGAGTTTTACTATTTATATATTCTGTATCTAAAAGTATATATCCTTCATTTTCAATTATTTTTTTAATTGAATTGAAATTAAATTTATATCTGTTACTACACAATCCACATCTATGACCTTTATAAAAATTATTATATCTAATTTTACAAAAATGACCATTCGGACATATCATATTTAAATAATCATTAGATCTTTTATATATTTGATTTAATAATTTATAATCATTTTGTTTAACATATTCAAACACATCATTATACAACAATCTTGTTTTCATTTTAAGTTCCTTTATAAGTTGATCATAATAGATACAACTTAGGAAAGGTTTTTATTCACGTTATTCTGGAATTGTTGCGGATAAATCTAATGCAAGCATCGGTAAATCTGTGCAGTCGTCAAGGGGTTTTAATTCATAACTATATGCTGCATTTTGACGATAACCACCAGTTACATTACTATTCATAAGAGTAGCTTTATTAATAGTAACAGAGATATGTTCACTTACGTTGTTGGCAACTCTGGAAGCACATGGGTCGGTCTTTCTTAAATAAAGAACCCAATTATCTACGCAACCAATAACTTCGTTTGAAGCAAGTAAATCTACGAAACCATCTTTATCATTAGACTCAATAGAGAAACTTGGAGCAATTTCAGTTGGTGATACAAGTGTAGGAACTGGAAGACCATTTGTATAAACATATTCTTCACTATAATTTGCATTATAAGTCCAACCGGTAAGACTGATTGTTGAAGAAGTATCTCCAGAGATGAAAGGACCAGTAACGAATACATAATCCTGACATAAACCACTTGCATCTGGAACAGTTTGGTTTTCGGAAATAGTAACACCAACACTACCACTATCTTCTGCAGCTAAAATTCTATAAGAAACAGTAGCAGCATCATTACCAGAAACAGAAATACTATCAAGAACAACTACACCAGAAGTGAAAGAAATCTTAATTGCACCAGTTGTATCCCAGTAACGTCTAAAGTTTGCATCAGTAGCAGCAGTAGTCTTATTTACAATCCACATATCAAATGTACTTGTAGAGTCCAAATCAAAGTTACCAAAACCAACTTTAGCTAAAGCGGTATCAACAGCTTTGGTAGTTAGTGTAGCGACGGGTTGCTTGTTACTTACATAGTTCACAGTTGGAAAAATAGAAAAACTGTTACCATCCTGATTTAAAGTTATACCTTGTGTAAAATCTGCACTCTCCACTGGAATATAAGTTCCACCAATTCGTGCTAAAACTATATTTGAAATATTCATTTTTATAAACTCCTTTTAAAGTTATTTTGTTTATATATATTTAGTCATTTTTTTCAAATTTTATTTGAAGAGTTCTTTCTTTTGTTTATCAGTTAATTTTAATAATCTTTGATATTCTTTTCTTGCTACCTTACCCAATTCTTTTATTTCTGGATTACTATAGGTTAATAATTCCTTACCTATAGGTGGCATTTTTCTTCTTCCCTGTCTACCAAGTCCTTTTCTTATTTTTGAAATCATTCCCATAGACATATCAACATCAAAGTTTGATTTTAATTCTTTTTGAATATCATACATGTTATTTTTAGGATATTCTATAATAAACCTATCAACATCGTTAATAGTTTGTATTCGATTTGTAATTACTACTTGTTTAGGTACATTTTTCCAAGATAATATAAAAGCTTTATTGCTTGCTTTTTCAACTGGTTTAGTATCAAAAAATCTTTTCATATCACCAGAATAAACTAAGTGTTTTTTATGACCATATTTTTTCATTTTTTGTTTATTATATTTTGGTGTTCTTGGTGTAAAACTATATCTTGCAATTGCACCTTCATTAAATCTTAAAGGAAAATATTCCTTAACCCAAGTATTTGCAGTTTTTTTAGTTGAGGCTATAGCCATTTTATTTGCATATTTTAAAATTACTTTTGGAGATCTGGTATAGGTAAAATCTATAGTAGTCTTTGTAGCCATAGTTAATTACCTCCGGGTTCAAAATTAAATACATATGTTATGCAAATAATCTCTCCTTCTCCTTGGTCTTTCACTTCTGGTTCTTCAAATAGTGGACCTTCCGCAAGATGTATATTTTTAATTGGAACTCCATTAAATCCACATATTTCAAGTAAAATAGCATCAATATTTTGCATAAATTCGTATAAAATAACACCATTATCTTCGTTTTGAGTACCATCATCATTTAAATATCTTTGTTTAACATCATAAATCTTCATCATGATTGGAACTGTCCAACTTGAAATAAGGTCTGCTTCAAAATTTATATCTTGTGGACCATTTGCTAAAACTGCTACTGGATATACATCCTCATTATAAGCAAAATAATTAAATACATGTTCTGAAATAGATGTAGTATCAGCACCACAAAAACTTATAAAAGCTGAATTATTAACTAAATAATGTTTTACATTATCTAACATACAAGCAATATTCATTAATTATCTCCTATAACTTTTATAATTGGATGTTTTAGCACTAATATTTCTTCTCATTGCACCACAAGTCCATGAACCCATAGTCTCTTCTTGAATTGTAACAATAGTATAAACTTTACCATTAATTAATTGAATATAATCTCCAATTTCACAATCAATAATATTATTTATTTCAATACCATCTACAATAACATAATTATTTTCTTTAATATATAAAGTATAGTCACCAATCTCAGAAGAAATTAATTCACCATAGTTATTAGCAATAGAGGTCGGATAAAATACTACCTTTATAGGTATAGGTAAATTCGCAGAAGAAGAGTCATAAACCAAATTATGTTTATAATAATTTACATTTATTGAAAACTCATCATTATTGAAAAATACATTTTGTATATCATTTTCTACATCGTCTAAAAAGCTCATTAATTTACTCCAATTTTAAAAAATCCCGGTCCCCAGTTGTTGATAAGGGAAAACAACAAAAACTTATCAATATTAGGGACCGGGAAAATCCTAATTATATTTTAAATATAATATTAAGCAGGTCTACGAGCAAATGGAGCTACAGTTGCAGCAACAGTACCAGTTAATGCAGTAGATACATCAAATACAACCTTAAGATAGGCTTCATTTTCTACAGGCATAGGAATATTTACAACATCCCCATCAGCAAGAGTATTGAATGTAAGAGCACCACTTGTAGCTCTGGTTGTCCAACTGGTTGAACCATCGGCAGAGTCTTGAAGGTTAATGGTTAAAGTACCAGCACCAGTATGATCGTGAGTTAAGATATCAATCTTAAGGTCAACACGTTCAACTGTACCAATATTTGGACCAAGGTTTAGTACATCAGAAGTTGAGTCAGCCGCAAGACTAACCGCAGTAGCAAAGTTTAAGTCATTATCAAATAAGTAATTCATTATTTATTTCTCCGTTAAATCCCCGTTATACCGTTAGATATAACGGGGATATTTTTTAGTTAAAGTTTATTGTATTAGTTAAAGTAAAAGGATTAAGCAACAACAGTTTCACCAGTTACAATAGAGTCACAACGCTTTACATTGAAACCCTTGAAACGAGCAACGATATTACCACCAAAGTCACCGGGAGTCCAGAAAAGGTTAGCTTGTGTAAATGCACCCTTATCCATCATAGCCTGTACATCCTTGTTTACGTAAATAACGGTATTAGGAGTAGGATTTTTGATGTTAGCAAGAGCATCAATAAGAGCTAACTGTACACCTTGATATGAAGTTGAGTCGGTTTGAATATTAGCAACACGAGCAATATTCTTGTGGTTAGCAACAACAACTGCACCATTCCATGTAACATAAATATCATGTACACGAGACTTTGATGTAGTACCTTGAGAAACAACACCCATGTCATCTACTTCAATACCAGCAGCACCTTCAGGAGCGTGAGCAATGAAAAGACCATTAGCAATATCATTGGTTACAACATAAGCACTGGAAAGGAAAGCACCAGTACCATCAGCACCAATAACCTGAGCACTTGAAAGAGCACTAAACTCATCACGGTTAATAAGACCAAGAGGATTTTTAGCAATACCGGAACCATAGAATACAGAGCTTGTAATCTGGTCACCAAGTTCTTCAATCTTGTTATTTACTTCCTGATCACGAAGTTCAGCAGCATTAGCAAGTTTAAGAGCATTAACATCAAAAGATGCTACGTTTTCATAGAATGCTAAACTTTCTTCAAGTAAATCAGTCTGAGAAGTTGAAGGAGTTACACCCTCATTAATACCCTTCCAAGAACCGACACCATTTGCAAATCTACGAAGATACTTGTGGCTACCACCGTTATTGGCTGGTGTATATTGTAGGTCACTTAAAATATCATTCTTATTTAAAAGAACTTCGATGATTGGAAGAAGTTCAGATCCATTTAAACGCTTTTTGATTTCTACTAAATTCATTTTATAATCTCCTGTTTGTATTTTAAATTAAATTAATTAATTATTTCTTAGAAAAGTTAAATTTAGGTACACCACAGTCATGCTTCTCAATATCGACAGGACCGGCTACCATTTTAGGTTTAGGGGTTTGATGCTTAATAGTTTTAATTTGAGCTTTCATCTTTTGTAATTTTTGTTTACCAAGAGTATAAGCTTTCATTAAATAAGCAGAAGCATCTTTTTCTTTTGACTCAAATACAGACTTCATTTCAGCACTATCAATATTGCCTTCAGCATCAGATAATGTTTCAATAACTTCTTGTAGTGTTTCAATTGAAATAGCAATATCATCAGTAGAGGCTTCGGGAGCAGGTACGTCTTCAACCGCAGCTACTTCTTCTGTCTTTTCTGGTGCTACTTCTTCTTTTGGCATTTCTTCAGCCATTTCTTTTTCAGGCATTTCTTCTGGAGCACATTCAGCAGCTACAGGTTCTGGAGCAACTTCTTCAGTCTTTTCAGGTTCAACCGCAGCCAACATCTCAGTTACTTCTTCTTCTTCTTTCTTGAATTCTTCTTTAAGAGCCTTTAGTTTTAAAAGCTTTTCATTTTTATCATTAATCATGTTATCTATCTCCGTATAAAAGTTTTTTGTTAATATTTTATTTAATGCATCATCACTCAAATGGCTTTTAGCTACCATAGGTAGATTGAAAGTATTTGTATCATACCATATATCGTCTGCAAATCCATATTTTACTGCTTGACTCGCTGAAAACCAAGTCTCTTTTTTTAATTTATCATAAATCTCGTCTTCTGTTTTTTGACATTTTTCTTTATAAATATTAATAAAGTAGTTATCCCACTTTTTCATGTCATTTGAAATCTTATCAAGTGTTTCAGAGTTTCCTGATATAGAGTCCATAAATGGAAGATGGATCATAAATGTAGATGGACGTGTGATATAGGTCTTTTTTCCTGCTAAGGCAATAATACTTGCCATGGAATTTGCGGCTCCATTAATAACAACATCCAATTTTGGTTTATAATTTAATAAATAACTGTATATTTTATCACCTTCATGAATTAATCCACCGGGAGAGTCTAAAAATAATTTAATATTTTCACAATTATTCATTAAATCTTCGTTAATAGAGTTCTTAAAAGTATCATAGGAAATCATATTGTAATCATTTCCTATTTCACCAGTTAAGTGAATACTATAGATTTTTTCATTTCTATTATATTCAGTCTTAACATATGACTTTTTAAAAGCTCTTAACTTATCTAAAAAATTATTCATTATATTATTTCCTATTAATTTAGTCCCAAACGGTTTACATAATTATTCATCGGTTTGTGTAGGTTCATCTGGTTTTGATATAGCGAGTTGTATATCTTTATCTATGATACCATATTGAGCCATTAAATCTTTTTCATATTTTAATGTTTTACATACTTCTTCGAAGTTTTGACCACGAGCACTAAAGTATTGGGATCTTGGTAGTAAATTTTTATCAATAAGAGAAATAGTAGATTGGGTTTCTTTTGCAGTGTCAACATCTTCAACATGAGGAGCATACATAGCATATAAATTTATATCTTCAATCTGATATGTATTAAATCCTTCTAAAGTTATTAACTCATTAATAAACTTTTCATAAATAACGTCAACTAACTTTTCTTTATCCCATTGCTGGTTATCTTCAATTTCTTTTTTATATGTATTAAATCCAGATTTTGAGGATGAATAGTTAATATCTGCCCAATCATCATATACAAGGAACTTTGGTATATTTACACCAGAAGCAATATTTGAAATGGAGTCTTTTAACCATGACTCATACACACCAGCTTCAATACCATCCAATTTTAATGTAGATATTTCTTCACCTGTATTTAAATAAAACACACCACCGGGGGAAAGTCCCTGAATTCTTGCATCTTCTTCATCTTCTATAGCTAAATAATGTTCTGTCAATTCTTCTTCTGTCATTCCAGAAGTATCCATGTTTGCTAATTTTTTACTTAATAATTTATCAGCATTTTCAACAGGATTATTAGTTTTAATATATAAAGAAATACAAGAGGCAATCTTTCTACGAGTCCACTCAGCCATTCTATAATCATACAATGTATGTAATTCTTTAATAGCAGTGGCTAATTTTGGAATACCTCTGGTTTGCCCCGGAAATTCTTTTTTAAATAGATGTAAAGATCTAACTTCACCATCTTCATAAAACGGATAGTATGTAAAGTCTTTTAAAGGTTTAGAATAATAGTTAGCAAAGAACGATGTATTAGCAAATCCATTATTCTGATTATTAAAAACGTCATTTAATTCATAATTAAGAGCGTAGAAACCAATTGGTTCACCAGTTTCTGATAATTGAATACCATTTCTTACTTTATATTCATTAAAATCATTATATTCATTTGGAGTAAATATTCTATTTGAACTAATAATTTCCATATATGTATAAAATGGAGTACCACCACGTTCTGAATTATAAAATACAATAAAGCAATCACCAGTTAAACTTATAGTTCTCTTATACAAATCAAAAAATTCATCTAAATTTAACTTATCATGAGTAACATTCTTACTAAATAGTTTAAAGTTTTTATCAATTGCTTCTTTTAATTCGATATCTGTAACAACACTTTCCAATTTATAGTTGGACTCATGGTTAACAGTAGTATTAATAATCTTTTTAGCAAGGTTATAGTTATTATACATATACTCAGATCTTGCTCTAAGTACAGGTAGGTCATCTAAAACCTTAGCATCCGCAGAAATATTTACAGTTGCATCCAATTTCTTTAAAGCTTTATCTGTAGTAGATGCACCTTCAAATTGGTGTTTTAACATTTTAATTTTATTTAATAATCTATTTACACGATTAGACATATTGTATCCTTTTATTCTATACAAATATAGTTGACTTGAATTCCACCATATAACTCAGCTTTAAGTTTATCTCTAAGTGCAATTAAATCATTTAAGTTATTCTTTTTAATTCTTCTGGAACCAATTTGATATTCCGCAGTATTACTTGATAACAAACCTGCAATTGCATTTTCTACTTTACATAGAAGAATAAGTTTAGTATTTGTATTTCCAGTTAGATCAGGAGCAATACCAGAAGTAGTATCTAAACAATAGTTACTAATCCCAGTGCAATCAGAATAACCAGTTGAGTCACAAGGCATAATTTAAAACTCCTTTAATCTATTATAAATTTAGTCCCAAATGTTTTTTAAAATATATATTCATTATCTTGTCTATTTAATTCTTTTTTAAATTGTTTTAATTCTTTTTTCTGTTTATACATTTCTGAGTTACGAATATTATTCATTGTATTCATTCTCTCTATATGTACATTATAATCATCTCTATATTCTTGTTTTCTAAAATACCCTAAAGTATCAACAACTGCAATTGCATATACAGCACAGTCGAGATAGTGGTTGTCTTTATGACCAGCTTTTAATCCGTATTTATAATTCTTGTTATTTTTATCAAATAATTTACCTTCTGAGTTAAGCTGTTTAATAAACTCTTTATCAGTCTCGTTATGCAATTTAATTCTTTTCTCCGATATAAGTGTATCATAAAATATATCTTTATAAAATTCTGTAGCAATACTTAACAATGATACTCCGGGATATTCTGATAACTCTTTAAAAGTATAATTTCTATTTACAGTACTACGTGAAAACCCTTTAACTGGAATAATATTTTTATACTCTCTATTTAAATCATAAATAGGATAAGGTTGGAACCCAGTGTCATATCCAAAATATTCGATTTTATATTCTTTACCATTAATATCATTATATACTTTATCATAAATATTTACAATTAAATCGTCATCATTTTCTAATACACCATATTCTACCAAATTAACTGTATATCCAAAGTTAAATGAATACACCGAGTAATATCTTCTATCACCCTGTTTATCTACACCACATATTAAGAATGCAGTATTAACTGGAACTGTATTTTTATCTAATTGTATATCAATATATGTATTATTAATTTCTGAATATTTAATATTCTCTTCGAAGAAATCACCCATCACACTGTTAAAAAAGTTTTTAAGCTTTTCTTTAGTTACATCCTCAATAGCTTCCATGAAATCATACATAATTTTAGAAAAGGAGTTGAATGGACTCATTATACCTGATATAGCATAACCATGATGATTAACTACTTCTGGATGGGAAGACTTCCATATTCCAGTTGAAATCCAATAATCCTTCTCATTTTCTTTAATATGATACTTACAATGTTCACATTCGTAATAACAAGGTTTATCTTTTAATATTTTATCTTTACTTACTTTCTTATATTCATCTGGCTTTTTAATATTATTAAAGTTCATATCAAGTAATTCGTTACAGTTAGGACATGGACAATAATAATATGACTTATTTGAATTTTCAAACCTCTCATTAATCACACCAAACCTATGTGTAGGAGTACTTGCAAATACAGCTTTACTATCTGGATATGTTTTAAGACGTTGCATTGCTAAAGAAATAGGATCAGCTTCGTTCTTTAAATTCATTTTCCATTTATCTACTTCATCACAAAATAAATACTTTTTAGCTTTAGATGCAAGCTGTGTAGGTGAAGTTGCCCAAGCAAAGTGTAAAATCATATTTCTTAATCTATATGAATTTTTAGTTATATCATTTGTATTCGGAGTTATTAAATGTTTCTTTAAGTTCTCCGATTCGGTCATGATTGGTAAAAATCTTTCTAATGACATTTCGCCAGCATCACCCTTATTTGCGGCAACGAACATTGCATTAGCAGGTTCATTGTCAATTATATAAAATATTAACATTAACATTAATAATGTAGCACCACACTGAGCAGGTTTAATAATAGATATTTCTCTAACATCCTCATCTGCAAAAGAGTTTAATATAGATCTTAAATATGGAGTTAAATTTAAATTAACATTCGAAGGATTAGCACCAACTGTAGTAGGTAGATAAATATTGTTTTCACACCATGTAGCAATATCCTGTATCTCTGAAAATACAAACGCATCACTAATTAATTTATCAAAATCTATTTCGCCAGAAGGTATTTTATCCTGTAAAGTCTGTAGTTGATTAATTATATCTTGTTTATACATTATATTCATCTACTTTCTTTTTAATTTCTTTCATATCATCATCCAAATACTCTACGAATATGTCGTCTAAACTTATATTCTTTTTAATAGGATTGAATGATGTGGCTTTAATACCATTAAATACCTTCTTAAACTCTTTATCTAACTCTTCTGTGATAAATTTACTATCCCTATTCTTTAATACATTACCTAAAGAGAACTTTAAATTGAATATTCTTTCTTTTAATACAGTTAATACCTTAAAGAAATGTTCTTCCATCTCCTGTTTATTACAAAATAAGTCTAAGTTACTCAATATATGTTCTTTTATCTTGAATGTTGAAAAGAATTCCTTCTCTATTTTAATCAT